GCAAGACCTTCACCGAGGTCACCAGTTCTGCTGCTGCCTTTGAGAAGATCAGCATCAACACTAACGATGTGCGCCGTTATGTGCGTGCTGTCGGTACTCAAGCTGGCACCAACCCTGTGTTTGTGTACGGCGTCTCGCTGGTTTACAGCAAGAAGTACGGCAACTGATCCTGATGGCGTTTCCTGAACTGCCAGATGCATTCCTGAACGAGTTTGGCGTTACCTGCCAAATTGGTGCTGGTACTGCGTTTCTTGGCATTTTGGATTCGCCTATGGATGTGATCGCGGGCGGTATGGCGTTGTCTCGGGAGTATTTGCTTACGGCAAAAACTTCTGATGTCAGCACCACCGCTCGCGGCACTTCTATCACTGTTGATTCCGCGTCTTACATCGTCCGCGAGAATCGCCCTATTGATGACGGTGTTTTTTCAGAACTACTATTGAGCAAAGTTTGACTTTGAGGTCATGAGCAGCGTCTTCAAGGTCAACAGCAGAGCGAATTGGGCGGCACTGAATCCTGTGTTGCTTCCAGGTGAAGCCGCCATTGAAACGCAGACAAATAATCTCAAGATTGGAGATGGTGTTTCAACTTGGAGTCGGCTTCCATATTTTTCGTCTCCTGGCTATTGGGGTTCCTTTTGGGATGAGACCTCGCAAACCGCAACTGCCAACACGCCAACCGAGATTTACCTGAGACAGCGTGACACCGGAAACCGAGGCGTTCGGGTTGTTTCAAATTCACGCATTACTGTTGATCACGCTGGAATTTATAGCCTGACTTTTTCAATTCAATTCAGCAACACAAACACCAGTATTCATGACGTGAATGTTTGGTTCCGCAAAAACAACAGTGGCGCCGCTGGCGATGTACCTGCTAGCGACAGCAAGTTCAGTGTTATTGCAAGCCATGGCGGTACTCCTGGCAACGTAATTGGCACTGTCAATTTTGTGTTGCCTTTGGTTGCCAACGATTATTTGGAACTGATGTGGGCAACGACAAATGCGCAAGCCTACATTCGTGCTGAAGCTGCAGAAACCAGTCCTTTTGCTCATCCAAGCATTCCGGGCATCATCTGCACTGTTGTTCAAGTCGCCTCTGCCTGATCATGGCTGACACACGCCGCGAGTTGATCCTTGCTCGTATTGCAAGCAACCTGAGCAGCATCACAGGTGCAACGGTTTACAGGAGCCGTGTGGAACCTCTGGCGCGTGGTGAAGTACCTGCTGTCATCGTGGAACCTGTCAACGATCAACCGATTGACACCAACTTCTACGACAAGTTGGACTGGACGATGCGGGTCAGGATCACCACCCTTGTTCGTGCTGCCATCCCTGACGACACTTCAGACACCTACACGCAGCAGGTGCATCAAAAATTGATGGCTGATCAAACCGTCAACGGTTATGCACTTGACTTGACACCTGACCGTACTGACTTCAGTCTTTATGAAGCTGATGTTCCTTTGGGTATCATTAGCCAAGACTTTCTTGTGCGGTATCGCACGAGCAGGACTTCATTAACTAGCGCCTAACATCATGGCTAAGATTGAAAGGGAAGTTCCCAATCCCGGAGTGGGCGGCAGCTATTTGTTTGACCCTAAGTCTGGGAAGCTTACACTGATCACAGAAACCGCCGCTCCTACCACCGATGGCACTGACTCGGAAGAAGTTTCTGATCGCGAAGATTGAGACAACCTATGGGACTGACCCTAGTCCTGTCGGCGGTTCTGACGCGGTTCAAGTTACCAACCTTGAGGTAACTCCGATTGAATCGGACAACGTTCAAGCAGCCTCTTATCAAGGCTTTCTTGGTAACAGCACCCGTGGCACCTTGGTTGCCAACAAGCGCGTCAGCGTGACCTTTGACGTTGAACTGGCTGGTTCTGGTGCTGCTGGTACTGCTCCTGCTTTTGGTCCGCTGCTGAAGTCCTGCGGTCTGAGCGAGACGATTGTTTCCTCGACCTCGGTGACCTATGCCCCGGTCAGCAGCAGCTTTAGCTCTGCCACGATCTACTGCTTCTACGACGGCACCCAGCACAAGATCACCGGCGCTCGCGGCACTGTGAGCTTCAACCTGACTGCTGGTCAGTTTGCTGTTGCTAGCTTCCAGTTCATCGGCATCTACAACGCCCCTGACGGCACCGCCCTGTCTGGCTCCTTCACTGTTGCCAACCAGGCTGCTGCGATTGAGGTGAACGACACCAACGTGACCACTGCCACCTTCCATGGTGTGACCTCGGCTCGCATTGAATCGTTTGACATGGCGCTCAACAACGAGCTGCTATACAAGGAAACGGCTTCCAACAAAGAGGTTCTGATCACCAACCGCGCCCCTGGTGGTACGGCTGTGATCGAAGCTCCTGCAATTGGCACTACCGACTACTTCGCCAAGGCTGTAGCGGCTGCCACTGGCTCCACCAGCCTCGTGTTGGGCGCCACTGCCGGCAACATCGTCACGCTGAACGCAGCGCAGACAGATATCACCGGTTGCAGCTACGCTGATACTAACGGCGTAATCGCGCTGTCCATGCCGTACCTGGCTTTGCCTACCACGGCTGGTAACAACGAGATGTCGCTGGTCCTGAACTGATCTTTGCTCATGGCATTCGTCCTCAAGAAGACTGCTTCCTACAAATGGGAAGTCAAAGTTGAAACTCCGGTTGACGGAAATCGCTTTGAAACTCAAGTGTTTGAAGCGGTCTTCAAGAAGATGAGTCGTTCAGCTTTTAATGATCTTATTGACAAAGGTGATGACGCTCTTGTTGATGGGATCCTTGAAGGTTGGGATGGCATCAATGATGAGGCTGGTAAGTCAGTCCCTTTCACTGAAAAGAACAAGAAAGAGCTGTGTGACGATCCGTACGTCATGAAGGCTTTGATTCAGGCATATGCCGATAGCGTCACTGGGGCGCCGGCAAAAAACTAAAAGACGCCGCTGAGTACTGGGCGAAAGGCGGCGTTATAGACGAGCGCGAAGCTGATCTACGTGCTCTTGGCGCAAGCGAGGAGCAGATTGCCGCTGCACATCTGCAGGCAGTACAGCAGGATTGTGAAATTTGGGAGGAGAATTGGGAAATCGTGGTGATGTTCATCCGCATGTCGACGCAATGGCAGACGAGCATGGCCGGTTTGACAGGATTGAACTACCCGAGTCTTGAATGGCTCTGTAAGCTGTATTCAGTCAAGGATCCTGTCGCTGTCTTTGAGGGCGTGCAGGTGATGGAAATGGCTGCCCTTTCCGTTTTGAATGCGAGCCGCAAATGAGTTCAATTACCTCGGAAATCAAGCTGCGCATCAAGGCTGAGGGCGAAGCAGTCTTCCAAGGTCTTAGCGCGAAGTTAAATAATCTGGCGAATCAAACAACAATATCTTCTGCCAAGTTCAAGGTTTTATCAAATGAACTGCGCGATGTTCAGGAAAAAACTGGCGCCAATAGCATAAAAACCCTCAAGGACTATGCGGCTTCTTGGCGTGAATTGGCAAATAGCGTTGATATTGCAAGCAAAGAATTCAAGGAAGCTACCGCTCAAGCCTCAAAGTTTGAAGCTCAGGCAGCAAAAGCACAAGGACGCCGTGGTGGGGGTGGTGGTGGCAGGATTGGAGCCATTGCAGCAGGCGCCAGCTTTTTAGGACCAGACGAGCTGATTGGTGCTGCTGCAGGCGCAACTTTGGGAAGCGTTATTCCTGGTGTTGGCACTACCGCTGGTGCAGGTGCTGGCGTTCTTGTTGGAAGTATGGTCATCAGACCACTGCGCCAAGCATCTGCAGCTATTGCCAACTACAACAATGACCTCAATCTTGCAAAAATAACTCTTGCTCAAGCATCTAGCAGCCAAGAAGATTATTCAAAGAACTTGCAAATTGCAAGAAAAGTTAGCGATGATTACGCGACTTCTCTCAAGGAAACAATTTCCGGTTATGCACAGGTTTCAGTAGCTGCACGTGCCAATGGATTGAGCCTGAAAGAAACAGAAACGATTTACAGAGGCGTTGTTGCCGCTGGCGTTGCGTTTGGTAAATCCCAAGAAGATATCAATGCAATTGTTCGAGCCACCGTTCAGGTCTTGAGCAAGGGCAAGGTAAGCGCCGAAGAAATGGGTGGTCAGATTGGCGAGCGTTTGCCTGGCGCTGTTGCCAAGTTTGCTGCAGCCACTGATCGCACGCTGCCGGAATTGGCAAAAGCTTTTGAGCAAGGCGAAGTAAAGATTGCTGATTTTGTCAAATTTGCCAAGCAGCAATTAGATGATTATGACGAAATCGCCAAGATCATTGGTGATTCACCAGCGAAGGCAGGTGCTCGATTGCAAATTGCCTTGGATACGGCAAGTGAAAACTATGGCGGATTTTTCCAAAAAATTGGAGCAGGCTTGCAAGATAGCCTTGCTAAAACAATAAGCTGGGCGAATCAATCAGCAGTGCCAATCAAAAGAGTTGCAACTTTTTTCTTTAATCTTGGTCGCGATATAGTCAAAATCTTGGCATCAATTAGCAAAAAATTGCTTGAATTTGGCAATGGATTTGCAAAAATATTTTACGATTTGGCCACATTCCTTCCTCGTCAAATAGCCAAAGCATTTGGTACTACGCCAGAGAAAATCTTTGGCAAAGCAATTGGAACGTTAAAAGAAGGATTCAAGCAATACACCTCAAATTTTGCCGATTATTTTCCAACTTTTGAGCCTAGTGCAGGCTTGTTTGGCGGTGGTGAAGGTGCAGTGCCAGGTTCAGACACAGAAGGAGGAGCAGGCAAAAAAGAAGGGAGGAAAAAGAAAATTGTTGATCTTACAAATGAACAATTGCAACTTGGCTTGGACACCGTAAACCTTGAACGGCAGGGTCTTGACATTCGCGTTGAATATTCAAAATTTTTAGAACGCGAACTTGATTTGCAGAAAAAACTTGAACGCGGTCAGATTGGCGTCAACCAAGCGATTCTTGAAGGAGCCCAGTCTCAGCAGCAATTAGAGCAGGCAATTGAGAATGCATTTAAGGGATTTGGCAAAGACGTAATAAAAGCTCTTGACGAAGAAGCGGAAGCAAGAGCACAAATTAATATATTAATTTCAGATGCACAGTTGAAGACAAAAATTTTAACTGAAGAAGATCAAAAGCGCGTTGAAATAAATAAACAACTTGCGGGAATAGTCGAGAAATTTATAGGCAAAATATCGTCAGAAGAACTTCTTGAGGCAATCCGAAAGTTGCGAGAAGCTCTAGAGGGCGCCGCAAAGAGTGGAAATAGCTTTGCCGATAACTTCAAGGCTTCATTCAAGGCAATTGCCGATTCGGCTTTAAATCTTGGTGCAAATCTTGGCTCTTCATTGGGAAATGCTCTTGCTGGACTTGGGGATCAATTGGCGGAATTTGCAGCAACTGGTAAAGCAACTTTTGCGGATTTCACTCGTTCGGTGCTTTTAGATTTGAGCAAAATATTTATGAGGGCTGCAATTTTTCAAACATTAAAAGCACTTTTTCCTGGTAGCTCTGGGATAGGCAAGTTTTTGGGTTTTGCCAATGGCGGCATCATGACCCAAGATGGTCCACTTCAATTGCGTCGTTATGCCGCTGGAGGCATTGCTAACAGCCCGCAGATGGCGATTTACGGCGAAGGCAGCCGCCCTGAAGCTTATGTGCCCCTGCCTGATGGTCGCACTATTCCGGTGACCATGAAGGGCGGTGGTGCCAATGTGGTTGTCAACGTCGATGCAAGCGGCTCCAGCGTGCAGGGCAATGCACCTGACGCAAATGCATTGGGACGTGCTGTTGGTGCTGCTGTGCAGGCAGAATTGATCAAGCAGAAGCGTCCTGGAGGCTTGCTGGCGTAATGGCTACTTTCAACGATGCCACGGTTGGTACAAGCACTGGCGGTACAACGCCTGACTTCAGTCTGACGAAGAAAAGCGAACCAAAGCTGCGCACTGTTCAGTTCGGTGATGGCTATCAGCAGCGTTTGCGTTTTGGTTTGAATCAGAACCCGAAGGTCTGGGATCTGAAGTGGACGGCAAAGAGCAATGCCGATGCAGATGCGATTGAAGCATTTTTTGATGCTCGGGCAAATGATGCTGCTCCATTTGATTGGACGCCACCTGCCGGCGGCACTGCTGGCAAATACATCTGCCCTAATTGGAGCAGGGAGCTGCAGTACGCAAACATCAATATCATCACGGCCAGTTTCGTGCAGGTATTTGAGCCATGAGCGAAATGTTCAAGGAGCTACTTAGCTCCAATCCTTACGCGATCATTGAGCTATTTGAACTGCACCTTGACTTGGATTTGCACGGCAGTGCGGAGATCGTTCGTTTCCATGCTGGCGTCAACCAAAAAACACCAGCGGGTGATATTTACTGGCAGGGCGAACCGTATCAACCACTGCCTATTGAAGCCGAGGGATTTGAGTACAACGGCAACGGCCAGCTTCCGCGTCCACGCATACGCATCTCCAACTTGCTTGGCAGCATCTCCGCGCTGCTGCTTGGCGTCAACGAGATCACACCCGGCAACGATCTGACTGGCGCCAAGCTGATCCGCATCCGCACGCTCAGCCGTTTCCTCGATCCGGTCAACTTCACTGGCGGCACCAACCCTTACGGCACACCCGCGAACGAGGAAATGCCGCGTGAGGTCTATTACATCGACCGCAAATCAGTCGAAAACCGCGAGATCGTCGAGTTCGAGCTTGCCGCCGTCTTCGACCTAGCTGGTGTGCGAGCACCAAAGCGTCAAGTCATCGCCAACATCTGCCAGTGGAAATACCGCAGTGCAGAGTGCGGTTACACAGGCACTAATTACTTCGATGAATACGACAATCCCCTTGGCGCGACTCCTGCCGTCAACTTTGCCGCCAGTGCATTCGGCAACCAGCTAACCGCCGGCGAGACACTTAGCAACGGCGATTACATCACATCCGCCAACGGCTGGTACAAAGGGATCATGCAAAACGACGGCAACTTTGTCGTCTACAAAAAGCCTGGTCCGCAAGGCATACCTGGTAACAATGCCGTCTGGGCAACCAACACTGTTCGGGGCAGTGGGTCGTACCAGCTCAGGATGCAAACCGATGGCAACGTTGTCCTCTATAGAAATGGCAGCGAAGTGCTGTGGGCAAGCAACACCGCTTCCACAGCCTCCCCCACTACCGTCTCGTTTATTGACTGGTATCCCACCGATGTAAGCGTTGGCCGCAGCGGCGGCTTTGGCTACCAAATGGTCGGATCCTCCCCTAGCGCACTGGGACAAACCCAGTCTGTAACTTACACCTTCACGATCAGCACCGGCAAGACAATCCAGTTGACGATTGGATTTGATTCGTTTGAAGTACCTGCCGGCCACTATTCCGGCCAGTCCTTTGGCTGGGGCGCCAGCTCTTACACAATCGTCAGCTCGACGGGCATTTGGTATCTAAACGAAGTCTTCAATGCCACCCGCACCCTCAGCGACGGCAACCCGTTCAAGTACAACAACCCCGACGTGGGCACGTTGACATCCGCTGGTCCGCAACTTCAAGTCACAGGCGTCACCGGCAACGTAAACAACCGCTTGACCCTCAACGCTGATGGCGGCTTGACCGTCTACACCAACACAAACACCGTCTTGTACGCCTCTGGCTACAGCAACAGCAACGAACCCTTGGTAACCACTGGCACGGTCGACCCACTGCGGGACGTATGCGGCAAGCGCATCAGCTCCTGCAAAAAGCGTTTCGGCGATTATGCCGACCTACCGTTTGGGTCATTCCCCAGCGCCGGCACGTTCTACGGATGACCCACTGGAAACACGACGCACAGGAGCACGCGCTACAGGAAGCGCCACGGGAGGCGTGCGGCTTGGTGTTGGTTGTCAAAGGGCGCGAGCGTTATTGGCCATGCAAAAACCTTGCCGCCGACCAAGACTTTTTTGTCATTGACCCAGACGACTATGCCGCCGCCGAGGATGCTGGCGAAATCACGGCAATTTTCCACAGCCACCCGCGTAGTCCAGCGCAACCCAGTGAAGCCGACCGCATGTCCTGCGAAAAGTCAGGCTTGCCTTGGTTCATCTGCAATCCCGGCACCCAGATGTGGTGCGAGATCAAGCCATCCGGCTACACAGCATCGCTGATTGGACGGCAGTGGGTGTGGGGCGTCAGCGACTGTTGGACGCTGGTGCGCGACTGGTACAAGGAAGAGCTGGATCTTGACCTACCGGATTGGGATCGCCCGGCATCCATGATGGACTTCCACCAGGCGCCCATGTTCGAGGAGTGTTTTGCCGAGGCTGGCTTCATGGACATGGGACTGGAGCTGCCTGAATACGGCGATGCAATCCTGATGCGCCTTGATGGATCACCGGGTCTCAACCACGTTGGTGTGTACCTTGGCGACCAACTGTTTCTGCATCACTTGCGGGGTCGACTCAGTAGCCGCGACCTGTGGGGTGGCTACTATCAGAAGAGCACAGGCTTGATTGTTCGGCATACCAGCAGGTGTTGAAATGTTCCGGGTCATCAAGGTCTACGGCAAGCTGGCAAAGCACCTGGGACAGCGGAGTTTCAAGGCTGCGGTGAAGTCACCGGCTGAGGCAATCCGTTTCCTGCTGGCCAATTTCCCCAGCCTTCGTGGCGTGATGAGCGAAGGCGAATACCAAGTAACTGTTGGCCGCCTTGGTTTGCAGCTTGCAGATGAGCCAATGCAACTGCACTACCCAGCCGCACCACAAGAAGCCATCAGGATCGTGCCCGTCGTTGGTGGTGCTGGCAGCGGCGCTGGCCAGATTTTGGCTGGCGTCGGTTTGATTGCAGCCGCGATCCTGCTTGGTCCAGTAGGCGGTGGCTTCCTTGGGCTTGGCGCTGGATTAAGCGGAACGGCCGGCGGCGTTGCTGTTTCCGGCCTTGTTGGTGGCGCGTTTGCCTCTGCTATTGGCGCAGTAGGTGCAGCCTTGGTACTTGGCGGTGTCGCCCAACTTTTGACTCCGACCTCAACAATCAGTTCTGGCACTGACAGCGCAACCGACCCAAAGCGTTCATATTCATTTAGCGGCATCCAAAACGTCAGCCGTCAAGGTGTACCAGTTCCTCTTATTTACGGCGAAGTGTTAACCGGCAGCGTGATTATTTCTGCCGGCATCAACACCGAAGAAGTTTGATATGGAAAAGCGTCTGATTGCTGGTGCAGGTGGCGGCGGCGGTGGCGGCGGCAAGGGCGGTGGTGGCGGTGGTGGTGGTTCGGCCAATGTCACTCGCGACAACCTTGACTCCCGCCAAGTTGCACGCATTATCGACCTTTTAGGTGAAGGCGAAATCGAGGGATTTCCTTCCGCCAAGGATTACGCCGTTGGCACGACGAACTACAACGTCGCAATGTTAAAGGATGTTTATCTCAACAACACACCAATTCTCCGTGGCGATGCCGACCCAACCAACGCCCAGGCATCCGATTATAACTTCGACATCACAAACGCTGTTTTCGAGTTCCGCACTGGCACGCAAAATCAGACCTACACCCAAAACGTAGGTGACGCCAACCAAAGCACGACGCTGGTCAATACAAAAGTCACGCAGGCGTCAGCGGTAACCAGATCCATCACTGACACCGATGTCAATGCAGTTCGCGTAACGATTGGCACGCCCGCACTGCAGAAATTTAAGAACAACGGCGACGTCGAGGGCGCTGTAATCCAATACCGCATCCAAACCTCATACAGCGGTGGTCCGTTTTCAACTGTTATTGAGCAGGAAATTCGCGGCCGTACCGCTGACTTATATCAACGCATCCACCGCATTGATCTAACCGCAGCACCGCCTGTTGACATTCGCGTGGTGCGTGTCAATGCTGACGCTGCACCATCGGGCAATGAAACCGAAAACAGCGACTTCTATTGGTACGACTACACCGAAAAAATTAACGCCAAAACGACATACCCAAACAGCGCACTATTTGCAGTAAAGCTAAACGCAGAGCAGTTCAGCAGTATCCCGTCGCGTGCTTACAAGATTCGCGGCATCAAGGTACGCATCCCCAACAATGCAACCGTCAACCCACAAAACGGTCGCCTGATTTACGCAGGTACCTGGAACGGCACGTTTGCTGCAGCGCAATGGACAACTGATCCCGCTTGGATCCTGTGGGATTTGCTGGTCAGTAAGCGTTACGGCTTTGGCGATCACGTCGACGCGGCACAACTCGACAAGTGGAGCTTCTTGGCTGCCAGTCAGTATTGCGCGGAGGTTGTCGCTGATGGCAAAGGTGGTCAGGAACCGCGCTTCGCCTGCAACGTTGTCATACAGACGCAAGAAGAAGCGTTCAAACTGATCAACGATCTGTGCTCAGTGTTCCGTGCAATGCCGTTCTGGTCGGCTGGTGCACTGGAAGTTTCGCAGGATCGCCCGCAGGATTATTCCTACATCTTTAATCAAACCAACGTCACCGAGGAAGGCTTTACCTACAGCGGCAGCAGCCTCAAAACTCGCCACACCGTTGCAGTGGTGCAGTATTTCGACATGGACCTGCGCGACCTTGCTTATGAGGTCGTCGAAGACAAGGAAGGCATCGACAAGTTCGGCGTTGTCAAAATCGAGGTTTCTGCCTTTGCCTGCACCAGCCAAGGACAAGCGCGGCGTGTTGGTGAGTGGCTGCTTTACACCGAACAAAACGAGACTGAAATCGTCAGCTTCAGCACTGACATTGCCGCCGGCATCACAGTCCGCCCTGGCGACCTGATCAAGATCGGCGATCCAGTTCGTGCTGGTGTGATGCGCTCTGGCCGTTGCACCACCGGATCAACCACCACCCGCGTCCGCCTAGATCGCACAGACGTTGATCTGTTCCCCAGCGGTCCGCCTGCCAGTTTCACCTTTAACGTCCTGCTGCCTAGCGGTCAGCTTGCCATCAACGAAGCCTCCTCGCTGGTGGGTAACTCTGTCTTTACCGGCAGCACCTTGACCGAGGCACCTGCTGCTGGTGCGCCGTGGACGATTGGCACAACAGAAGTCCAGATGTCGACTTGGCGCGTGCTGAACGTCAAGGAAACAGATGGCGCAACCTATGACATCACCGCCGTTGCTTACAACTCCACTAAATACGACTACGTGGAGCGGGATGTTCCACTCGGCACCCGCGACGTTTCTGACCTAAACGAACCGCCGCTGGCACCAACCAACTTGATTGTCAACGAGGTTCTCTACGAAAGCAACGGCCAGGTGCTGGCCAAGTTGATTGTTGGCTGGCGTGCTGCTGAGCGTGCCCTTACCTATGAGGTGCGCTACCGCTACAACAACGGCAACTGGGTCACCACCAACGTCCGCTCTGTTGACTTTGAGATCCAGAACAGTGACGTGGGGCGCTACGAAATCGAGGTAACCGCCGTTGGTGCGATCAACAGCAAGCGATCCACTGCTGCCACCCAGACCTATGACGCCATTGGCAAAACGGCACCCCCGGAAACCATCCCGGATCTGTTCATCGCCCCGATTGATGAGCACACCGCTGAGCTGTACTGGCCACAGGCGGTTGACCTTGACGTGAAGATCGGCGGCAAAGTCCGCATCCGCCACACCCCGCTGACCGACGTAACCGCCACATGGGGGCGCTCGAACGACATCGTGCCTGCAGTTGCCGGCAGCAGCACCCGCAAAATCGTCCCACTGCTGGAGGGCACCTACTTCATCCGTGCCGTTGACTCCCTCGGCAACGAATCTGCCGATACGGCCAGCGTGGTGGTTGATCTGCCCGCACCACAGGATCTGTTTTTGGTGCAGGAATACCGCGAGGAGGACAACAGTCCGCCCTTTAACGGCGCCGCCACTGACATGTACTACAACGAGACCGAGGTCGGTCTGGTGCTGTCAGCGGATGAGTTAATTGATGACATGGCCACCGACAACAACTGGGACGGCTTGGGTCTGATCGACTACATCGGTGGTGCGGTTAGCGAGGGCGAGTACCAGTTCGCTGAAACCCTTGACCTAGGCGCTGTCTACGACTTGGGTCTGCAGCAAATCCTCAAGACACGCTCCTACGAACCCGGCAACACTTGGGATGAGCGCCTGGAGTTGATCGACCTGTGGGACGACATCGACGGCGACGACCTT